ACACCTCACGGCGAGGAGATCGTATCCATGCTGATCCATCTGACGGATCGGACGCAGAACTCTCAGTTCCACGACAGGTACTTTGCGGGTGTCGATTTCGACCTCTCGCAATGTCTGTTTGTGTTCTCCTTCAACGACGAGTCCAAGGTTCACCCGATTCTGAAGGATCGTATGCAGGTGATCAACTGCTCGGGCTATACGGCGGAGGATAAGAAGGTGATCGTGGAGAAGTATGTCTGGCCTCAGATACTGGAGCGCCTGAACATGTCGTCTGATCTGAAGATCTCCGAGGAGGCCATTAAGTCGATGATTCAGGATTACTCGAGCGAGGAGGAGGGTGTTCGTATGCTGATTCGTGCGGTGGAGACGCTGGTGACTCGCATCAATCTTCTGCGCATTGCCGATGAGACGACGGCGAAGGGATACAAGTTCTATCTGCCCTTCAAGCTCCCGATGACGATCACACCCGACCACGCTAAGCATATCCTTGCTGACTCTGCGAAGCAGATCAACGAGTCGTGGCGTCATATCTACGTGTAAAACCAGCTTAACTGAGTTATATCAAATTCAACAACAACCGGACTATCATCCATTGTCGAGACATAGCACGTTGCCTGCGTACCCTTGATCGTCACACCCAAACAATACTCAATCGTTTTTTGCCTAAACACAAACGGACACGACACTCGTGTCGGCTTGTAGTTTGTCGGATTCAGAGCAACAAAGCAGTGAAAGTACTTGCGGGGAGTTGAGTACTCCACAAAGTGTACAAGTGCCCAGAGCTCATTTCCCACCCTCACCGGAGCTGCTGAACCGCGGAAATGTTGGAACATCCAGGGCATTCCATAGGAAGCGATAATCTTCAGTTCCTCTCCTTCAAAACGTCCAATCTCCAGCGGAGACCAACGGTAGATAATATCGTTCGTTCCGTTCACTGGAAGCCAGTTCTTCTCACACTCCTGGTTGTGAGGAGAGTTCATAACGACACAGTCCGAGTAGTTTGCCGTCTCTACGTTATAGGTTCCCCGAACGATACGGATCTTTTCACTGTACTCAAAAGAGGTCGCCACAAAGGACATCACTCCATTCGCATTACGATAGATGCGAACGTCTTCCAGACCCTTGATATGTGTATCGCGACGCGCCAAAGAGACACTACTATCATTCATCATCGTAGGGATCTTGTTGACCACAACAGCGTTCTGTGTACGAACATGATTTTCAGTAGAGTACTTGCCATTCTTCATGATGTAGCTGCCATCCGCATGATTGATGAGGTAATTGACAAACCGAACATTGTGAATATCCTCACAGACTGAAATTGACGAAGGATGATAATCGAAACCGGCTACATCGCGCATAATCGGATACAAACTGATCTGTGACTTCAGTGGCTCAATATAGAAGGGTAGATTCGTAAGAACGTTTGTATTCATTGGCGACTCGCGCATGAGAAAGTTTATGGATGCCTTCAGACCGTCTAGCAAGGACCTCTGAACATAATACAAGACCAGTGTCTCCTCATAGTCAAACAGCCCCTTATACACATCCTGCTCGATGAAGAGAGCATCTGTCGAGAGTGGGATCCTCTTTCCGATGTTAATGTAGTGCATTGCCTTGTGGACTTCTCCACGTCCACGAAGGTACTTGACAAAGTGATACAAGGCCTCTGCCCGCTGTGGCCGGAACTCATATGCCCTCTGAACCCACATCTCGGCCTCGATGGGATTACCAATAGCAGCATGTGTCTTGGAGATCATGTACATAGAATACCAAACTTCCTCAAACCATCCACCGGCCTCGATGCGCTTCGTATACCACTTAATAGATTCGTTCCACCCCTCGAGACTGTGAAAGGTTTGAGCAAGGTAAAACATGTATCGAACATTGTGGGGATCCTCGTTAAGACCTCTTGTCAGAAGATCCAGATCGCGTTTGAACTTATCTGACTTACAGCCACCGTCGTTATGATCGTTGATGTAACATACCTCCTTATGAATGAACCCAGTAGGACCATCCCAGTACTCATGGGTGACTCCACGGCACACCCATGGATGATCCATCCGAACAAGACGGGCGTTCGGATACTCTAAATTTCCCGCAACCTGGATGATTGTGTAGCCAACCCCCGTCAGAAGCTGATTCTTGAGTGTTCCTGGAACGAACTCCATATCTGCATCGAGCAAAAGTCCATAGGTGTCCTTGAGATCCCAATCCTGAGTCTTCAGCCAATCCTGGGCGGCTGTGAAACTCAGACTACGATTGTGACCAAAATCCTTCCAGGTGCTCTTGGATAGGCACCCGGGATTCTCCTTGAGAAAGTCTTCGGCGATGGAACAGGTCGCATCCGTCGATCCTGTGTCCATAATACAGAAAGCATCGACCACTCCCTTGACCGATTCCAGACACCGCTTCAGGATCTTCTCCTCATTGCGGATCATAAGGATCAGAACGAGCTTCATGCGTCCGTTTAAGTGAACTCTTCACCTCTCGTGTAAACAAATGAGCACTGATTTTGTCAAGCAGACGCTTCGTGAGAATCTGACTCGTGTCCTCGTTCCCCACGTTGCCGACGGTCTGTGGTCGATCTACGACAACGCCAAGAAGGCTGCGGAGCGTAATAGGCAGCCCGACCAGGTCCTGACGACCTTCCAGAACCTTCTGACACAGATTCCTAAGTGGAACGAGGAGATTCTCACTAAGGAGGTTGATCGTATTGCGAAGGCCTCGAAGTGTGATTACATTGAGGACCTTCTGCTGGGTGTCTTTGTGAGCTACATTCGAGCCTTTGCCTCTCTTCAGCAGGTGGATTCGACACACGTGGACATTCAGTTCGAGCGCCCCACGGTCGACAAGTTCGTGCACACCTTCTACAAGGCAGGTGCTCGTGCGTCGTGGTCTGCGGCGTACCTGTTCAAGACGATCGGTGTCTCGTCGGAGCAGCAGGCCCGTAATCGTCGTGACATCGAGACCATGCTGGCTGCCTCGCTGAACGAGGTGATTGACAGCTTCATTCCTTGGAAGGACATCAGCAAGGCCTACTTCCGTGCTCGGGAGGAGACCACGGCACCTGCTCCTGCTCCTGCCCCGGCACCTGAGCCTGAGCCTAAGCCCGAGCCCGAGCCCGAGAAGAAGGCACCGGCACCTAAGCTGACCTTTGGCGCACCCGAGACGGTTGAGTTTGAGACGGATGATGAGGGTGAGGATTCAGAGGAAGAGGAGGAGCGCCCCCGTCTTGCCCTGGGCGAGGACATCAAGCTGGAGATTGATGGCGAGGAGGAAGCTGAGGGTGAGGTCGATGTCAAGCCCACGGAGACGGTCGCCCTCAACCTGTAAGCGCTTAAGCGTTTAAGATTGCTTCCAAAAAAGACAGTGGCGGAACAAAGCATGGAGTTACAGACACTGGCTATGGTTGTCGGAGCGGTGATGATTGTGGCTGCACTTCTCTATGTTCTGGATCGTCGTGCGAAGAAGGTGGCAGTCGATTACACGGATCTGGGGAAGATCGTTGCAGGTGCGGGTGTTGTGACAGGTGGTGTGGTGTATGCGATCGGCACGGACGCGATTGAGACGGTCGCCGAGACGGTGTCGGCAACGACGCAGGAGATGTTCGTTGGTAAGCCCGAGTTTTAAGGGGTTGACGACGAATAATATTCACCAAATATAATGGCGGAATCTCAGGACTCTCGGGCGGCTAACGTTCTGGCGAACATGAAGAACGCGAGCGATACGGGGCACAACTCGAAGGATGTGAATGCCCTGATGAACCTGAGTAAGGGCAACGACGATGCTCGCGCGGCACGGGCACTGGTTGCCATGAGCAAGGAGGACCCCGACGCGACGGAGGATGAGATGACTGGACTGCCTGTGCGTCGCGGTGGAAAGAACCGCAAGTCGCGTAAGGGTCGTAAGCCGAAGAAGTCTCGTAAGTCTCGCAAGTCTACACGTCGATCGGCAGGGCGTCGTTAAGCTGAGCTGCCGAGGGTGTGGCGCGGAAGCCAATGAGCCGTCCGATTTCCTTACGAGGAACCGCTGAATCCTTGCAGTAACGGGCAATCGCCTTGTACAGGTCAAATCCATGATACCGATCATGATTATCCATCTTCTTACGAAACATGACAGACGTCCCATCGGACATCGTCATCCATTGCTTGAAAATCTCAAACAGCGGATGTGCGTTCGGAACTAAGGGACCCTGAGGAAACATATCCCAGAACAGCGAGGTCGCAAGGCGGACCAGATCGAAGGACGAGGAGGCCCCCATGTGAGGGTGCTCGTGATTGTAGAAGGGCTCCATGTTGTACTGTCCACCGGCCTCCTCATCCTCGTGAAACTGGCTACTCACGAACATCTTCGGCTCCTTCATACCATTGAGACGAATCGAGCAAATAGCCCGATCGAAGTCAATGATCTTCATCAGGTATCCGTAGGTCGGGACCTTATATGCCTGAGTTCCGTGGCGATAGAGAAAGAACTCCTCATCCGTCTTGACGTACATGACGTTATTTCCGTGCAGGTCGTTGTGAGTGAATCCGTAGTTCCGCTGAGCATAGGCCAGGGCAAAGACAATCTGTGACATCCAGGCTGTGTGCTTGGCCGGATCCGGATGAAGCTTCACAAGTTCGTAGAAGGTTCCCTCACAGACCTCCATGACCGTCGTGATCACCGGCACGTCCGAGAACGTAGCCCACGCAAAGGGCTCATCCTCCTCCCCATCATCCTGATCGTCCTCCTCATCCTCAGGACAGTCGCACGAGGCAATCTCAAAGACGTCACTCAGTCCCGAGGTCTCGTCCTCATCACCATCTCCCGAGGCCGACGAGTCGACATTTATATCCTCCATCTCTCCAGACGCCATCGGGTCATCAATGTGCTCGGCATCAATATCCTCAATATCTCCGAGATCCACCTCATCACCCAGAGCAAGATTAGCACGCTGTCCCCGGGTATGGCTGAACCCCGCCCCCTCTGTCTCGGTCGACCGAAGCTTTAGCTCAAAGGTCTTGCCAATATTGTCGGCAAACCAGGTCTTCTCCGACAGCTCCTCGTAGTCATCCGAGATGTCGATGGTATGCTTGCCGGCCATACCCATAAAGACACCGTACACCTTCGGAAAGTGACGGCATCCCGACTCGGACAGCGCGATCGAGGTCATGGCTCCCACGTATCCGGCACTGTGAGGGCTCTGCAGACGTTCCTGCAGATCCGAGGCCACGTCCGAGCGCTTGGGCAGACCCAGGGAACCGTAGTCGTTGCGCATCGTCTTGTAGGGGCTCAGAATCATGGTGGTCTTGCGATGAACAGGGACAGTCTGACCACGAACCTTGATGTGGGTCTCATCCACAATACTCTCCAAAGGATCCGACAGCTTGACTCCATACTCGTGGAGATTCGCAAGATTTTCTGTCTTGAAGAGCTTCTCTAGGCTAGGGAAGTAGGGCTGCATGTTCTTCAGCGACCACAGCGAGCCATCCACCTTCGGCATCCGATGCATC